GCAATCGTCACACAATACACATCATAAGGTGCATCGAATCGTTGGCCCTCTGGATCAAGCGCGTGGATTCTGCGATGTATTTCAGTGCGTGAATCTTCACTGGCAAAAATAACTGAGTTGCCAGATTGTAAAATGTTTTTACCTAAAAACTTACCTGAACCATTGGCAATGTTCATAGCTAACTGTAACGCTAGAAACGACTTACCAATACCACCCACCGCCGCAAGCACACCAGGGGTAGCTAAAGGGATCAAACGATCAACCAAAAATTGTACTGGCGGTGGTTCACCAACTAATGATCGTATCTCATATCGCTTGATCCCAATACCACCACCTTCAATCTCTAGCTTGACCGCTTCAATCCCACGCTCAAGATGTAAATCATTAAAATCACCTTGCATTGATGGCAATCTAATAATGGTATTGTGTAAACTGTTACTGCACTCGGTGGCTTTCTTTTGCCCCACCCCATTGGCATCATTGTCAAATGCCAAAATCAATCTCGCCTTACTTATTTTTCTTAATCTGGTTAAGGCTTCTAAACCAAAGCTCGCACTGAACACCACTAGCACCGCTTGCTTAGTTGCCATGTGTAAACTAACTCCAGTTGCCACCCCCTCGCACACTAGCACACTCTCAAGCTCACCTAATGCACCCAAATTGAAGCCTATCGGGAATACGTTACCCTTGATCTCTGATGACGATACAAAACGCTTCCGCCCCTTCTTATCTATGTATTGTAAAGAGCGTAACTCACCATCCATCGCATAAATAGGTACTACTAATGTGCCTTTATGCTCACGAAACCCATACTCATTCTTGATACCTTTGGCATCCAGATAAGGATGTGCAGTTAATTCTTGATAAGTTCCAAAGCGCGTTTGACATAGCTCTGCGACTTCATTCTGCCGTATCTTTCTTTCTGCCTCGGCTTGCTCCTTAGCCGCGCTCATGTCTGCTTTTATTTGATTGCGTTGCGTGACGCTGAGTTCATTGGGATCAATGTTACTCCATTGCTTTTGTAAGCCAGTACGCCAATTACCATAAACTGCGTTTTGATATTCGCCAGTTTGAAAAAATGTATACCACCCAGATTTTTCACCATGTTTATCGGGTCGATGATTATCCCCGCTAGTCACTTTCACCCGCACAAGCTCACCGCTAGTGTCAAGGTAATTTACTACCAAGCCATCGCGTGACATCTCATGGATTAAATCGTTTGTGGATTTGTTTGCGCCACGGAAAATATAATTTTCATCAATGACAATCCCATCTTTTACATATTTAGTTAAATCAACCATCGTCCTTAACGAGAAGTCCATGCTGTGCTTGGTCAGTGCAATACTTTAAATACTCTTGGATTGCTTGCTGAAACAAACGTACCCGATCATCTTTTTGCCACTCATGCAAGACATACGATTTATTGCGCTTGGCTGCTTTTAAGTAGACTTCTTTAGTTGCGGTTACAGCTTTCTCTACGGCTGTATGATTGATGATTGGATGTTGCAAAGTTATTTCTCTCACTCCCTGTTTAAACGCATCTTGCGTTTGTAATTCTAGTTTTATTTTTTCTAAGTGGTCAGCACTACATGCACCATACCATCTCGAACCGTGGTGGAACAACAGACCCTTCACTGGCTGTAGGCAATACGAACACAGCGAGGGTCTATCATTTAAGAATGGCAAACTAGAATGGGATATCGTCATTCAGTTCTTCTAATTCTGGTTCATCCTTACTGGCTTTCTTGGTAAAGTTATTTTGTGCTTTTATTTTTTCTTTCTGCGTTGGCTTGGCTTTTTCGACAGGTTGAAAGGTGTTGCCAAAGTCATCCTTGACTTGAAGATAACCACGTTCACCCACTACCAATTCAGCACTCACGCTCTTGCCAAGCAACTGCTTTTCAGGATTGGTTAATGCGCCAACTATCCCCGCCGAATTCGCGATTTTACGCAGAGTTTCTATGCCAATGCTCACCGCTTTATCACTGGTATCATGTGCCATCGTGCAAGCATACCCAATATTCATGGTAGTGCCTTCGACTTCAAAAGTGAGCTTGACTGCTTCCCACCCATTTGACCCTGTGATAATTTCATCAGAAACAAAAGCCATGTTGTGTCTGCCTGGCTCTATCTTCCTACTGCCACTTTCTATCTCGGCATCAAAATCATGCCCATACTTACTTAAATCGGTCATTTTATTCTCCTTTATTTCCCGATAATTGCTGATCTAATTTCTTGCCAATCAAATGGCATTTCTGCTGGTAGTGCATACCTGTTTTTCGCTAGAAAAGCGGGCTTGGCTTCGGTGTATAACATTCTTTCACCCTGAATTGCTTTGGATGTAGTTTGTCCACCTTTGCCTTTAACCTTGACACTGCCAAATTTATAGTTGGCAAAGAAGCAACAATCGCTGTGTTCAAGAATTAAATCACTGGCTTTTCTATGTAGTTTTAATTCATAGCGATCATAGGCTTCAATCTCTGGTGACTCAAAACGTTTAATTTGACTATGTGCAATTTGAATAATCGTCATCTTTTTTTCATCTCGTAGTAGATTTAAGATATCAATATATTCACGCCATAACTTTAAGGCTTCTACATAACCACGCCCATAACCAAATTCTTCGATTGATTTTTTGCCATGTATAGTACAAACCTTTTCCCATAAAAGCGGTTCGGCCCAATCAAGACTATCAATACACACTGTAGAAAATTCGTGATCTTCATTTAACAGTGAATTTAGATTACTAATGAACTCATCATAATCTTTAGCTACTGGAAAATGATCGCACTGCACTTTACCCATTCCATCCTCAGTCAGAACAAATATGGGTTTGTTCATGCTTGCCGCGAATGATGTTTTACCAATACCCGCACCCCCATACAGCACCAACTTCGGTGGCTTTAATTTAGTCTTACTTCTTATTGCTGATAGACTCAATTTTACTCTCCTCTTTAGTTATAAAACCTTTAAGCTGATGTGCATAAGCTGCTGATAAAATACTGAGCTTCTCTACCTCAAACTGCGCATTAGCCTCAAACTCTCTCTTATTGTTATTAACCATAACTAGCTTGTTATAAACTAGCTTCCCTTCTTCACTGAGATCGCTCACATTATGCTCAACCCCATCTTCAAAGCTAAACGTAGCTTTTTCTTCTTCACTCATTATTATTACCTCTATTGATTGTATGAATTACAAATGTCTTTTGCTCGGCAAAAACGACATTGATCTCTCCCAGCATTAAAAACTGGTTCTTCTTCTAAGCAAGCATCTATTGCTGGCTTTAGAATATTGAAACCCCACTCCACCAAATTTTCTGCTGAGATATCCCAACTTCTAATTTTTCCATCTCTGTGAAATGAAGTAGGTTGCACGATGGTTAGCTCTACTGTGGTATTCTCATTACCATACCGACTCAATGCACCAAGCGCATAAATCATCAACTGTTCATTATGCTCAACGTCTACTGGAAACTTACCTGATTTTAAATCAATAACGGCAATGCGATTAGCTTCTTTACCCAAGATTAAGGCATCTACTGTACCCCAACACTCTTGGCTGATCTCATCTATGCGTGTTCTTTCTTCTATTAATAATTTACCGCTTAAATCTTCTTGTCTGGTTTGCACATACTCGACATACTGTTCAGCGCAACTTACCATTTCTTTAGTGACCTCTATATTAAAACCATCTATTTCTTCTTCTCTGCCTAACCAGTAATCACTAAGCGATACATTCTCTAATCTATCTTTCAATAGCATCTCTACCATGTGATGCACTAATGTTCCTTTTGCGGCTGGCATAGTGGTATCCATTACAAAAGGTATGCTCTCGGCTAGTTGTATTGAACCAGGACAAGCCATCCAACGCTTTGCTGCTGATGGTGAGAATCTACTGTGCGCCATGAATTTGATCCTTTGTAATTTTAGCCCAAAGTTCAGGCGATATAGTGATAGTGCAATTAAAATCTTGATCTGGAAAATGCCAATCAGCATGCGGTATAACCACATGCCAGTCAGCGCGATCAGCCCGATACCAAAGACAAGGTATTAAATCTACCTTGATTGCTTGCTCGCACGTTTGCTTCCACCACTGCTTGATGTCACCTTGTGTTAAAGACTTGCGCCTTTTCACCTCAATGGCATACGGTTCACCACCTAACAAATCATGCCCGCCACCATACGTCTGACTATAGTTGACCTCTAACTGAATATCAGTCAAGGACTTAATCACTTCGATGGCTTCGCGCTCACCTCTTCTACCCTTGTTTCTGGCGTTCATTTGGTTTTATTAGCGTTGGATGAACTGCTTTCAAGTTCTTCTATTTCATTAACTTTGTATAGCACCGCAGCACCTATTTTATAAAAGTTTGGGCCAATGCCTTGCACTCGCCAATTCTCTAAAGTTCTCGGTGACTTCTTCCACCTAGCGGCTAATTCCACTGTGGTCATAAAGTTAGAATAATCTTTTTCTTCTCTCATGCTCCCTTCCCATTTATACACGACTGTTGTATTATACTCACATTAAACACATAAATGGAAGAGAGAATGAAAAAAAAATTAGCTACTGATGTGCAGATGGCGGGTCAACATTATCAATCTCAAGCAATTCAACCGATACAATATATAACTGCAAACAATCTCTCGTTCTGTTTGGGTAATGTGGTCAAGTATGTTACCAGAAATAAAACTAACAAAGTAGAAGATTTATTGAAAGCTAAACACTATATTGACTTAGAATTAGAATTAATCCATAAGTGCGATTCTGATGGTAAGCCAATAAAATGAGGTTTGTAAGTTACTGAATCTAAACGAAAAGTTTTGCGCAAACTTTTTTAGCCCAACCATAACATAAGGCACTCAGCCTCAATATTACTCGTTTCGAGAAAAACCAAATCGCCTGAAACCCTTATAAACAGTGGGCTGTATCTAATATGTTATAATGTATATACGCAGTTACTTATTAACTGTGGTTCTTTAACAACTTGGTTTAACACGAAGCCCGAAGGGGCAAGGGAGATACTATGTCACTCGAAAGACTATTAGGTAATGCTTTAGGTTCATCTAAATCTCAACATCAGATAGATGTAGCCAAACAAGATAAACGCGATTACGCTCAGGCTAAACGCTTATCTAAAAAGCTAGGTATCACAATAGAGATAGATCGTGAGTTTGGTCAGTCTAATTATTATTACGTTAAGTATGATGGTTGGGATGAAAGCAAAGGCCAGAATGGTTACGCTTATAGCTGGTCTGATTGCCACGATAAATTATTGGAAATACAAGCAGAGCTTACTCAAGCATAGGAGGTGGGGGCGCAAGCCCCCTGACTTAACCCAAAGTGTTGACTAAGTTAATCTTTTAACAAGCGGGAGAGTAATATGATTTCAGAAAAAGAAATCAAAAAAGCACTCGGTAAGCACAGATCAAAATTGATGTCTGTCGATTTTGATGGTTGCGGATTTACAGTATGGCTGAAAGAGCCATACGTTTTTTCTGCCAACCAAGCTGGCTGTTTAGGTTGGGATTATGACCAACTTGAAGAAGCTGGTGGCAAACGTGCTTGCATTGACGAATTGTCAATGGGCGTTTGCTCCGAGTAAAACGAAAGGGCCGAAAGGCCCTTTTTTTTAACTTCCTTGTTTGATATTGATAGTAGAACTACTGCCTCCGTTAGTAGAGACTGCATTTACTTTACCGCCTTGCTCGATTCTTATGTTGTATGAACCATCTTTTGATACTTGCATTTGTAGATTATTTTCGACCTGTCTAATAAATTTGACCTGGCTATCATCAACAAAAGTATTTATCTGGGTATCACTGTCATAACCAATGTCAGTACCTTTAATGCCATCAGATGACAAGGCTTGATTTGCTTTACTTAATTCATCGACTTCCTGAATTACATCTAACAAATCTTCCAGAAAATTAGCTGCAAGATAATCTATATCAAGCTCGGTATACTCTAAATCATCTTCAGCCAGATCATCAGTATCAAGCTCATCAAATTCCAAGAAGTCAACATCAAGAATATTGTCTGCTACTGCATTGGCTTCATTAGCTTCTAGTTCTTTAGTTTGAGGTGGATTAACAATTAACATGTTGTCAATCATATCCAAAGTCAAATCTAATATAACAGCGGGTGTTGGAGCAGTTTCAAAATTATAAACTGTAGTAGCCTCATAAGGTTTATTTAGTATTACCTGACCAAGTGCTGTGGTCACAGCAATCTCTCCTGAACTTTCACCAAACTCATCAGGTAATAGTATAATTAATGCTTCACCTGTTTCAGATACAGTTATAGTAAAATCTGTACCTCTTATTCCTACGACTGCCGCATGAGTTCTGATCTTAATATTTTCTTTAGGTATACGTTTACTTTTAGAACTTATAAAACGACCAGTACCTTTAACGAACGATAGGGCCATAGTCGATTTACTTGGGTTTGGATCAAACACAAAAGAATCAATTACAACATTTGAATTTTCTGTCAATCTAATAGTAGTATCATCTCGGAAAGTAACACCCATTCTACCCGCAGCAGTCTCTAGTCTATCCATAGAGTTAAGTGAGAAATCAATCTCACTGGTATAGGGCTTGTCTCTTACTACTCTGGTGTTTCCGTTTAGTTCTGTAATACTTCCTATATCAACATCCAACGCTTGTGCCTTGATCGTCTTGATTAATACAAACTGAGCCATTAGACCCAGAAGAATATACTTCCAAGTAGTCCGAGGCCAATGTCGATTGTTGTTCAATGTCGAACGATCTGGAACTACCTGTGTGATCCAATTTAAAATAGCCGGAAGCATAACCATCTCCATCATAATTTATTGTATTTGAATCTCCATCTATATCCATATAGTTAGTTGCTGAGTCTATATCCAAATCAATGTTTACTGTATTACTATTTCCTTGAACTATTGTGTCTACATCTGCACCAGAAGCCAAGGAAGAAGTAGCTAAATCTAATGTCATGGCATTTGATGATCCATCTACGTCTACATTTACATTAGATGAATCTGCACTAAAAGTATTACTAGGATCAACCTGTATCGTGTACTGGTTGCTGTCACCATCAAAATCAAATATGCCAGTAAATGAATCTGCATTAATGTCACCAAGCATCTTGTTGTTGTTTCCTATCTGGTTTAAATCTAAGTTCATGGATGTGCCATCGAGATCAAATGGTGTCATTGTGCCAGAAACACTATTTAAGCCACCAATCATATTACCACTACCTAACTGCTCTAAATCTATATTTGCTGTCGCACCTACTTGATCAACATAGATTTCGTTATCGTCAGCTATTGCGCTATACGATAATAATAAAAACAAACTAATTAACTTTTTCATATTGCCAGTACCTCTTACTAATACCTATTTTAATTATTTCTAACACCCCCTCTTCTATTGCTTGCTGTA